GAGCTGGCTAAAAAGTCTATTGAAAGAATAATGTAAAGACAGCAGCTGGGAGACGCTGGAAAAGCACCGAATTTTGTCGGTGCTTTTCTTCGTACTCAACATAATCACTTACTCCACATAAAACAATTTATGTGAAGCTTCACATAAAATGTTCGGGGGAGCACGGCAGAAAAAGGAGGATTCTTCTTGAAACGACAATTTTGGGATTGGGTGCGTAATGAAGACGGCATCCGCACATTGACCATCGACGGCGTGATTGCCGAAGAGAGCTGGTTTGACGACGACGTCACGCCGAAACTGTTTCGGGAGCAGCTAAACGCCGGCTCGGGCGACGTCGTGATTTGGGTCAATAGCCCAGGTGGCGATTGCGTCGCAGCAAGCCAGATCTACACCATGCTCATGGAGTACAAGGGTCGGGTTACCGTCAAGATCGACGGTATCGCGGCAAGCGCCGCGTCGGTGATCGCCATGGCTGGCACCGAAGTGCTCATGGCCCCGACCAGCTTGCTCATGATCCATAACCCGTTGACGGTAGCGATAGGCGACAGCGAAGAAATGCAAAAGGCGATCGCAATGCTGGATGAGGTGAAGGAAAGCATCATCAACGCATATGAGTTGAAGACGGGTATGTCCCGCGCAAAGCTCGCGCACCTCATGGATGCTGAGACGTGGATGAATGCGCAAAAGGCGATCGAGCTTGGGTTCGCTGACGGTATCCTGACACGCGACACGGGTGTGCCGGACGGTACCTCGATCAATAGCTATCAGTTCAGCCGCCGCGCGGTGACAAATTCGCTCCTGAGCAAAATCCCGAAAACAGAACACAAGCAACCTTCTGAGCCGCTGTATCAGCGGCTCAATCTTTTGAAGAAATAAGGAGAGAAATATGAATCAAATTCAGGAACTCCGCGAAAAGCGCGCCAAAGCGTGGGATGCAGCAAAAGCATTTCTCGATACCAAACGTAGTTCGGACGGCCTTCTCGCCGCCGAGGACGTAGCGACCTACGAGAAGATGGAAACCGACGTCGTCAACCTCGGAAAAGAGATCGACCGATTGGAGCGTCAGGCGACACTGGACTCCGAACTCAATAAACCTACTACGGATCCACTGACCAGCAAACCTGCACAGCCCGCCGCGGAACAGAAAACGGGTCGCGCGTCGGATGCATATAAGAAAGCGTTCTGGAACGCGATCCGCTCCAAGAACCCGAGGCCCGAGATCCTGAACTCCCTGGTCGAAGGCACCGACAGCGAGGGCGGTTATCTCGTGCCGGACGAGTTCGAAAAGACGCTGGTGCAGAAGCTAACATCTGCGAACGTATTGCGTCCGCTCTGTCACGTGATCCAGACCAGCTATGGTGATCGCAAGATCCCGGTGGTCGCGTCGAAGGGAACCGCCGACTGGGTCGACGAAGAGGGCACCTACCCGCTCTCGGACGATACCTTTTCGCAGGTCGTGCTCGGTGCGTATAAGCTTGCAACCATGATCAAGGTCTCCGAGGAACTGCTCTCCGACAGTATCTTCGACATCGAAGGGTATGTGTCCGATCAGTTCGGCAAACGCATCGGCGACAAGGAAGAAGACGCATTCCTCACCGGCAACGGCGTGAGCAAGCCCATCGGTATTCTGCACACGACCGGTGGCGCGGAAGTCGGCGTCACCACGGCAGGTGCATCGACGATCACGGGCGATGAGATGATCGATCTTGTGTACTCGCTCCGTGCGCCCTACCGTAAAGGTGCGGTGTTTGTGCTCAACGACACAACCGTGAAGCTGCTGCGTAAACTCAAGGACGGCGATGGCCAGTATCTCTGGCGACCGGGTATTACGGAAAACGCGCCGGACACGATTCTCGGCCACCGCATCGTGACCAGTGAGTTCATGCCGGGAGTCAGTGCGGGCAACAAATCCATCGCGTTCGGTGACTTCTCCTATTACTGGATCGCCGATCGTCAGGGCCGCACGTTCAAGCGTCTGAATGAGCTGTATGCAACCACCGGCCAGATTGGCTTCCTCGCTTCCCAGCGTCTCGACGGTAAGCTGATTCTGCCCGAAGCGATCAAGGTCCTGCAACAGAAGGCGTAACGGAGGGGCTACATGGAAATCATTGAAACTCCGGTGGGGGACGTGACCCGCAACTGTAAAAACTACCTAACCGACGGTGGGGATCGGTTAGTGATTGGCGGTACTCTAGAGGTGCTGGATACCGCCACCGTCACTGGGCTGCAATCGGGATATGCAACTGAGCAAACCGCTGGCAGCGTGTATCAGGCGACGAATCAAGCGGAAAGTGCCGCAACGACCATCGCCGACCTCAAGAGTGATTTCAACGCACTTCTTCTAAAGCTCAAGAACGCGGGAATCATGGCGGCTGACCAGCCGGGTGCGTCTTAAAGACATGGCGACGCTGCTGAGTAAAGTCAAGGCGAACCTGATCCTGACGCACGACGCGGATGATGAACTCATCCAGCGTCTGATCGACGCTGCAGTGTCCTACACCGAGAGCTACCAGCACCTGACCGCCGGAACCTATGAAGTAGCAGCGATGCCGCCGACAACCGAGGCTGCAGTGATCATGCTGGCATCCCATTTCTATGAGAGCCGGGACGGCAGCACGGGCGGATTCTTCGCGGACAATGTGCAGGCGGGGCAACAAGTGTGGAACACGGTGAACACCCTGCTTCGCCTTGACCGTGATTGGAAGGTGGGCTCATGAGTTACGGTAGAATGAACACACCGATTTCGATCGTGCAGGAAGTAGTGACGAAGGACACAGAGGGGTTCGCAACCAAGACGGACAACATCCTCGTTTCCGTTCACGCCTACCGGGAAGGGCGGCACAGTTCTCAGAAATGGGTCAACCGTGCTGCCTTTTCAGAGGCGACGGATCTGTTCCGGATTCGCTTCATCCCGGGCTTGGCCGTAACCACGGCGCATGTGATCCTTTGCGGTGTTGATCGATTTGAAATTACGTCCGTCGAGGATGTGCAGGGCAGAGGGATGTATCTCGAAGTGCTAGCAAAGAAGGTGACGCCAGATGGCTAAGGTGAAGATCGAGATGCCTAGTGGCTTCATGGATCAGATCGCCGGTATGGGCAACGCCCTTGACGCTGCGATTCCGAGAGCGCTCGCAGCAGGCGGCAAGGTTGTTCTGGACAAGATGAAATCGAATCTCCGCTCGGCGATCGGGCGTGGCACAAAGATTAAATCGCGCTCAACCGGCAAGCTTGCCGCTTCGCTCGGTGTATCGCCCGCGAAGCTGGATCGCGACGGAAATTTGGATGTGAAGGTCGGGTTTTCAGAAGGGCGCGGCGACGTCAGTAATGCTATGCTCGCGAACCTTCTGGAATACGGCAAGCATGGTCAGCCACCGAAGCCGTTTCTGAAGCAGACAAAGTCCTCGAGCAGGAAGCCGTGTATTGATGAGATGCAGCGCGTTTTGAAAGAGGAGCTGAACCTGCCATGAGCATGCTGGAAGAGCTGAATATGATCGTTACATGCGCCGGACTTCCTGTGGAGACCGGCGTTTTCTCTACCGTTGCGCCGGACGCGTATGTCGTGATCACGCCGATCTCGGAGCATTTCGAGCTATTTTCCGACGATGCGCCGGGCATGAACATCGAGGAAGCGCGATTATCGCTCTTTTCGAAGGGAAACTACTGCGCGGCGAAACGGATGCTCGTTCGGTTGTTGCTTACGGCGGGGTTCCTGGTATCGGAACGCCGGTATATCGGGCTGGAAGAAGAAACGGGCTATCACCACTTTGCCATCGATGTGGCGAAGGAGTATATGGAGGAAGATTAGATGGAAACCATCGGACTGGATAAACTGTATTACGCGAAGATCACCGAAGGCACGAACGGCGACGAGACATACGCCGCGCCTGTATCGCTTGCCAAGGCGATGTCCGCGGAATTGAAGATCGATATCAATGAAGCGACGCTCTACGCCGACGATGGCGCGGCCGAGGTGGTCAAGGAGTTCAAGAGCGGTACGCTCACGCTGGGAATCGACAACATCGGCGCGGCGGTCGCGAGCGATCTGACCGGGTCACAGATCGACGATAACAAGGTGCTGGTTTCCCAGAGCGAGAATGGCGGACAGCCTGTCGCGATCGGATTCCGCGCGAAGAAGAGTAACGGCAAGTACCGCTACTTCTGGCTCTATCGTGTCGTGTTCGGTATTCCCGCGACGAACCTGCAGACGAAGGGCGACAATATCACGTTCTCGACCCCGTCGATCGAGGGAACGATCATCCGGCGCAATAGGCTGGACGGGCAGGGCAAGCATCCGTGGAAAGCGGAGGTAAACGAGGATGATACGAGCGTGCCGGCGGCGACGATCTCGGGCTGGTACACGCAGGTCTACGAGCCGACATTTGCGGCGGAGGGTTAACACATGGAAAACGACAGAGGCGCAATGATCCAGATCGGCAATCGGGAGTATGAAATGCTCCTAACCACGCGTGCGACCAAAGAAATCGCGAAGCGATACGGTGGGTTGGAGCACCTTGGCGACAAGCTCATGAAAGCGGAGAACTTTGAGCTCGCGTTGGACGAGGTAGTGTGGCTGATCACGCTGCTCGCCAATCAGAGCACGCTCGTGCACA